AGTAATATCTGTAAAAGTTTGATAAGCTGTAGTGGAAAAAGTATCAGTTTTTGTTGTTGAAACAACTTGAAGAATTTTACCTGCACCGCCATTTGGAAACGCTGGTTTACCTGAGTTATCAAAAGTTATCGCATCTGCTGAAGCAGAAGTAGATCGTATTGCGTTGGTTATTAGTCTGCTCATAATTCAACCTCAAATACTGTTAATGTTGAGGATGGTCTAATTCTACCAGCACTATCTGAATCATCTCTTGTTCTGTTGACAAAAGCTGTATATCCAGAACGGACATAAATTTGTGCTTTATAAGTTTGTGTTGCTGTTGTATCAGGATCGTCTAGAACTGATAAAGTGTGATAATGACTCATATCAGTTCTGTCTTGATATAATTCTCCTCCCATACCTGCAATCCTAGAACTTGTTGATGAAGGTGTTAAAAGTTGTCCTGTTGTAGTTCCGTTTAATAAAAAACAAAATCCACTATTTTCACCTGCTCCGCTAAGTGAGGCTATAACAAAATATTTACTATTAACTGATGCTGGTGCGTTCATAGTAATACTAAGTCCTGTAATATCTTGAGAACCACCAGTACTGCTACTAAAAGTGTCTGTTTTAGAAGCAGATTTTACTTGAATAATTTTACCTCTTGTAACGCTAGTTGCTAAAGTATCTGTATCTACTATTCCATCAGGTAAACCCCCTACCGAGATTCCTGTAACTGTTCCTGATCCGTTTAATACTATTGGCATAATTTTAGCTCCTAAACAATAACATAACGTGAACCAGACGGAATGGTAACTGTTACTCCACTTGCAATTATTATATCCCCTGCACTAACTCCTGACTTATTTGTGGTCATAGTATAATTATTTGAAATTGTTAGCGAGTTTTCTGTAATACAACCATCAGCAACTTGTGACGAAACTCCTGTAAGACCCGATCCATCCCCTGCATAGGCTGTTGCTGTGCAAGTTCCTGTGATTGTAAACCCACCTGATACTGTCTCTGCTTTCTTCAAATTATTGTGATACAACTCTACTGCTCCGTCTTCATTGGCTACTAACATACTTTCTGAGTTAGCAGCGTTGGCTAATGAAAGACTATTAGTTCTTATTTGAAGTCCGCCTGTCCCAGAGTCTTCAATTACTGATACGCTTCCAGTATGAAAAATTTGTAGATCATTCCCTGCTCCAAATCTAATTTTTTGATTATCCCCTAAATCTACGTTTGTAGCTAAATCCTGTCCTTCAATAGTTCCATTTACGATCTTTGCACTTGTAACTGTATTGTCACCTGGAGTTCCAATAGCAATCGTAGCTCCCATATTGACAATGAAATATGTAGCACCACTAGGAGGAGCAGCATCAAAGATAATATCTGTACCGCTTACAACATATCCATCTGTCATGTCTCCTTGACCAGACCCATCATTGGGTTGTTGCATTACACCATTAATAGATACTCTCAATATTTCTGCATTACTTGGTGTTACTGCTGTGCTTGTTCCTTTAGTAACTAACTTAAATCTATAAGCAGATCCGTTAAATGTTGCAGAACCTCCTCCTGTTCCAGAAGATGAGGCAATGTCTAATAAATCTGCTGTTCCTGTAGCTGCTGCTCCACCAATTTCACCCCAAGCACTTCCGTCATATCCTTCAAACTCTGATGTCTGACTATTGAATCTAAACATACCTGCGGAGGGAGAGCCAGGTCTTTGTGCAGTTGTACCAGAAGCGACATCAATAGCTCCTGTACCTGTCATCAAAATATTGTCACTAACAGTAAATGTGCCAGTAACATCCATATTTCCACTAACACTTAAGCTAGATAACAGAGTTCCTGTAGCTGTTGCAGAATTTGTTGCTACTCCATTACCCATCAAAGAATGACTTGAGCATTGATAATGAATTACCATTGGTGTTGTATCGCCTACAACGATTTGTGTATAAGCACCACTAGAGCCAGGAGTTCCGCTTGTTGTTACGTTAGTTGTAAATGCTGTTGTTTTATTTGCCTCAAGATAAAAACGAAGAGGATGACCACTATTACTATTATCTGATTGGTCAAACTTATAGGTACGACCTGGTGTAAGAGTTAGAAATGGAGCTTCTTTACCATCAATTTTATAGCCATTACCTGATCCACTTCCGTTATATCTATGTGCTGCTGTTTTACTTGCAACAGTAACAGTAAATGTTTTTACAGAGCCAGTATATGTTGCTTGAGTAGAAGCAAAACCTCTTAAATTACCATCATCGGTAAGAGTTAATGTGCCTGTAAAGTTAGGATCTGCATTTTGACCAGGTGCTACCCAACTAAGAACTCCAGAAGCATTACTAGACAATACATAACCACTTACTGAAGAATCAGCAGAAGGTAAAGTCCAAACTACATTTGATGTAACTGAAGCTGCGGATTTAAAACCTACATAGTGCGATGAGTCAGAATCTAAGTATCTAAATTCTTTCTGACCAGAGACAGAGATATGTTCACTACTTGTCCATGAATCTGTTGAGTTAACCCAATTAAATGTTTTATCTGTAGCTCCTTTTAGGGTTAATCCACCACCATCCGCAGTCGTATCAGATGGCGAAGAGACTTTGCCAAGCGTGATATTTTTATCTTCTACATCAAGATTAGTTGTATTTATTGTAGTTGTCGTACCGCCAACCGTTAGATCGCCAGGTATGTTAACAAGACCAGCAGAGCTTATTGTTAACCTTCCAGTACCACCTGTACTAAAAGTTAAGGTATCTGATCCTCCACTTATACCTGAGTTTGTATCCGAGCCAAAACTAAATGCAGGTGCAGAAGCAGAGCCGTCAGGTGCTTTACTTAATAAATTAGCGTATGTAATTTTATTGTTTGAACCTGTACCACCACCACTTACATCAATTATGGGCAACACATCAGTACTTACTGGTGCTGTTAATTCTGTAAATTCTGATATTTTTTTATTTGTCATAATTAGAATTTAATAATATACATTAATGATACGTTTCTAGGTCTAGCCTCAGTACCACCTGATGTACCAAGTGATATTCCTGTACTTGAAGTTCCTGTTGTAACTGTAGATTGTTGTCCAGAATATCCTATTTGATAAGACTGACCAGAACCAAGAGTAATAGCAACAGAGCCAGATCCACCACTTAATGCAAGTCCTCTCTGCGTATGAGAATGATTTGGATCTGTAACTGAGTGAGTATGTGAATCGTTTTGATCTGATTGAGAAGTTGCAAAAGATCTGCCACTATCTATACCTCTACTATTATCCCAACCTCTTATAAATTCACCTCTTAAATCTGGCAAACCAAAAGTAGAAGATCCATCTCCACTACCCCATGTAGTTCCTAATGCACTATATAACTGTGCATATGTAGAACGAGAAATATTAGCTCCATTACATTCTAAAAATCCTGTTGGAACTGTTGATGAAGCATAAGCTATAACTGTACCTGCTGGCACACCTCCAACTTTTGCCCAAGAAGATCCATCATAACCTTCAAACTGTGTAAGAGTCGTATTGAACCTAAAATCTCCAGTTACACCTGACGGTCTTTGTGCTGTTGTACCTGTTGGAACTTTAATCTTTCCAGTACCAGACAAAACAATATCTCCACCAGAAGTAACAGTCCCAGAAAATGTTGGGGATGCTTTAGTTGCAAGTCCTAGATTATTAGCATCTGTCAAATCGCCAATAGTAAGCCAACCATTATTAGCAGAATTTCTTATTTTTAATAAATTTGCTGAAGTGTCAGCCCATATCTTATAAGCAACAGTCGTAGATGGCGCATTAGATCCACTATTAGAAGATTGTATATCTCCAAGACAGGTATTTAAGTCTGATCTAAAAGTTGCGCCTACAGCATTTCCGATATCAAAATCATGTCCGTTGCTCATATCATGTCACCTCCTTTCCAAAACCTGATGCAGCCCATACAAATGATCTAGCAACTGCTGCACTACCATTTTTAAACGTGACTTGGAATCCTGTCCTACTAATATTAGCAAGTTCAAAAAAGTCTCCTGTTTGTTGATTTGTTGGGGTCACAACTACAGTTGGTGTTTGCTTGAATGGATTAGTAAAAGAAACAGTATATTGAGATGATCCAGTAGTTACTGGAGTCGAGATACTTTCTGTTCTTCCTTGTAATTCTAGTGTAGCTCCTAATTGAGTTACAGCTATGTTTTGGTTTGTGTCATTACTTGTTAATATTGCCTTAAATTGGAAAGCTCTGCCAGTAATTAACACATTACTAAATTCTTTATATGCACTCCAAGTAGGAGAACTTGATGGATTATCGTTTGTTGCTCTAACATAAACAGCAGCATTACAAGCTGTTGCTTCTGTTAACCCACCAACCGCATCAATATATCCCCATGTGTCAATTAAATCAGTTCTATCATCCCATAAACTATTAAGTATAAAATTACTTGCTTTTAAGATTTTTCTTAGATTTACATCATAGACTTGTGTTAAATCAATAGAGTTTGCAAACACATATTCTCCTGACGATACAGTTGCATTACTGGTAACTGTTAGTTTCAAAGCATCTAAGGTCGAATCGTAAGCAGTATTAGTTTTAGATCCTGTAAAATTAGGGGTATGCTCGTCAATAGTTCCTACTGAAAGTCTTTCTTGTGGTGCTGGAAGATTAGTTGTAACTCTTGTGTTATTCCAATCAGAATCTTGTGAACCAGGAGCAGGTGACTGTCTACCTCCATCATCTTCAAATTTAATTAAATAAGTACCTGCAAGTAACGGAACTATTTTTTGTGTCTGACTGCCTGCTGCTGCAACAACAATTTCCTGTGAGTCTTTCCATTGTGCTGCTGATGTTAAAGAAGAATGCCTGATGAGGGTTTTTCCTCCAAGCAACACGTCAAGTTCTGTAGCACGATTCCAACTTAAAATTGCACTAGATTCATCTATAGGTAACAAGCTAACACCGCTTACATTTGCAGGTAGCGCTGTTTTACCCACAGCCACAAAAGGATTTAAGGAGTTAGGAAGTGTAGATCTTAGACCAGAAGAGCTAACACTATAAACTTCAATCGTATAGTTACCCTCAATAGTATCTGGTATCTCATAACTTTTTGCACCTTCTACTGTTCTTGATGTGTAATTACCTTGTTCATACCTCCATCTGACGTATGCGTTATCAGTAGAAGTAGTCCAACTAACAATAATCTTTACCCTAGCTATTCCTGTGTCCTCGTAAATAACTTCTTCTGCTGTTACTCCAGAAGGTGCTGATGGTGCTATGTCTAAATCAGTAATATCTCTTGTAGTAAGAGCTATGCCACTTTCAATATGATTATATTTGCCTGAGTTATACTCACTTGCTGTAACTGTATAAAAAGCTCTATCTTTTTCCTCTATTGATAAAACTCTCCAAGTGCTAGTAAGAATATTACTTGTCTGATAAACCCAAACACTATTAGCTTGTGGTGCAGAGGTAAAAGCTTGTGCAACATTAATAACGCTACCTGTTATGCCACTTACAGTTTTATTTTCTACAGAACCATCTGAAAGTATTACAGATAAACTAGAACCTATTTGATATGTTAGACCTGTTATATCATCAACAGTTATAGCTGTTGTTGTTGCACTTACGATACGACCACCTCTCCTTTCTCCCGACTTAACTGGATCTGCAATTTCTATGACTTGTCCTGGTCTTACAAGAGTACCTGCATCTATAGCACAACTAAATGTCACAACCTCACGTTCTACGTTGCTCATATAGAGCATCCATTTTGCTAAACGAGAAGCTTGTCCACGACTTGTGCAAGCAAAAGCATCTATGTTTTTAACAACAGAACCATACCTAGCTTGGTTTGCACTATCAATTTGCTCTACATAATTTATATCTCTAAGTTCTAAATCTAAATATTTAGCGATAACAACAGTAGGTCTTTGCTTTTGACTTACGTTTGAATAGCTAAAACCAGGTTCTAATACATTTGCAAGAGTAAATAAATAGCTTGAGTCTTTAGGTGAGTCTTGTGTGATTGTAAAAGCACCTGCACTCCAAAAGGGCATTGACCTAAATACAGAACACATTTGATTTATTACGTTATATGCCTCTTGTTGATTTTGTATTGCAACATTACAACTAAACCTTGGCTCTGTATTACCTGTTCCTGTCCCATCATCTATAAGTTGAGAAGAATATACAGAAGCTTGATAAAAACTAAATTTATCTAAAGCAGACTCTTGTAAATGAGAACCCAAGCCATATCTTTCAGAAGTTAAAAGATCGTATAAGCACCAGGCAGGGTCGTTTGTATATTGAGCAGCACCTAAAGTACCATTAAATGTTCCAGAATAAGACAAACTTCCATCAGCCCTGACTGTTGCATTGTGTGGAATTTTTACTTTTATTCCTTTTACTAGATATTTTCTTGAAGGTATATTG